AAATTGCAAACTTAACATCAGCAGCTGCTTTAACTCCGGCATTATATGATTTATATTTTAATATGTTAGGTGATGCTGTGGTTGGATATTGGAGTGGTGCAAGATTACAAAAAGTGGTAATCCCATTGATACCTGCAGTTGGTGCTCTAACTAATATCGGTGTTAAGGAAAACATTGTAACCGTTCCTGGTCAATGGCCTAAGGCAAAGGTAAGACCAATGAAAAATGTTAGAGTATTTTTAAAAACATTTACATCATTTGCAAGAATACATTTAATATCAATTAAGGGTTTGTGTACAACTGTTTCATTATATCCACCTTTACCTGGTATTGTAGGAGATGGTATTATACAATGGAGTGGGTATAAAGTAGTAGAACCTAAAAAGAGATATACAGCAGAAATAGCAAATGTGTATGAAAATCCTAATGAAACAAGTAATATTAGCTATGTGTTTGAAAAAGGAGTAGAAGTTAATACACAAAAAATAAATGATAATTGGGTATATGCAAAAGATAAGAACAATAGACGTGGGTTTATTAAAAAAGAATTTATAACTAATAAAACCCCAAATTAGTAAAAAACAATAATTATATATAGTAAATTACAATTTATGGATCAGAAAGATTTAATTAAAGCATTAGTAAAAGTTCTAAGAGAAGATATTAAAAAAACTCTAAAGGAAGAAATACGAATTGCAGTTAAAGAGGTGTTGAACGAAACAATTAATGAAACACCTAAACAAAAGGTAAATGAAAATTACCAAATGAAATCAAAAGATAATGGTGAGTGGGGTACAATTGACTACACAAAAAGACAAGCTGCACCGAACAGACCAATGATTAGTCCTGCAGATTTAGGATATGGAGATGGATTTAATTCTTATATTCAACCTGATAATAGTTGGGGTGGAATGAATGAAGAATATGGTTCCTATATGCAAGGTCAAGAAAATGGGGGTGGTATACCATTAGAACATAAAGTTAGAATGGCAGCACAAAGAAATCCAGATGCAACCGCACCTGTGTTAAAGGCTTTAAATAGGGATTATTCACAATTAGTTAAAAAATTTAATAAGGGATAAGTGTAAGTGGCAATAGAAGTACAAAAATCATTTGTAATTGATTCTCAAGATAAAAGTGTTGGGATATCACTACCATTGGGTAGTTCAAACAATGGTTACTTTGCTGTGAATTATACCACAAAAGATCAGGTTAAAACAAATCTAAGAAATTTAATTTTAACTGAACCTGGTGAGAGAATTGGTAATCCATTATTTGGTACACCATTGAGAAGATTTATATTTGAACCTTATATGGAAGGTGAATTCGAAGATGGTATAGAAAATGCAATAACAACAGCAATTAATACTTATATGCCTTTTATTACTATCAATTCTATTATATTTGATAATAGTAATGAAAATAAAGATAAGCATTTAGTAAATTTAGAATTAAAATATTCAATAAACTTTTCAGCAATTCCAATTGTTGATACATTAACGGTTAACATATAGTATGGCACTGAATCCTAAAGATAAATCGTGGATATCTAATAAGAAAGATATAAAATATTTAAACAGAGATTTTAGTTCTTTGAGACAATCTCTAATTGAGTTTACTAAAACCTATTTCGCTAATACGAATAGTGATTTTAGTGATGCATCTCCTGGTATGATGTTTATAGAACAAGCCGCATATGTGGGTGATGTTTTATCATATTATACCGATGCTCAATTAAAAGAATCATTTATAAATGTAGCATCTAATGTTGCAAATGTATTTAGACACGCTCAGAATTTTGGATATGTTCCTAAAATAAGTAGACCGGCAACTACTACATTGACAGTGTATCAAGTAGTTCCATCAGTAAACCCTTCTAATCCTGAACCTGATAGTAGATATTATCTTAAGATTAAAGAGGGTATGGAAGTGGTTTCATCTACTAATAATAATATAACATTTAGAACTACGGATATAGTTGATTTTGCCGATCCTAAAGGTAGAACTATATCAGTATTAACAAGAATAGGTGCTCAAATAGATCAATTTTTAATTACAAAAGAGGTTCCAGCAATTAGTGCTACGGTTGAAAGTTTAAATTTAACTGGATTTAATAATCCATTTAGACCTAATCCAACCTTTACTATTACAGATAATAGATTTATCAAAATTTTATCGATTAAAGATTTAAACGATCAGACATATTATTATGAAGTTCCATATTTGGCACAAGAAATGATATATGTTAAAGAGCAAAATGCATCGATTAATAATTCGGTATTAGCAACTGAAGCTACTTCTACACCTTATATTTTAAAACAAATCAAAACAAATAAAAGATTTACCACGAGAGTAATAGGTGAAGAATTAGTACAAGTTAGATTTGGTGCAGCAAGTGAATTTACAGCAGATGAAATGATTATACCTAATACTAAAAATGTAGGATTGGGGTTAAATAATTCAATAAGTAGATTAGAACAATCATTCGATCCATCTAATTTCTTAAAAACATCTACCTATGGAATCGCTCCTCAAAATGCAGATTTAGAAGTAAAATATTTATCTGGCGGTGGTATAGAATCAAATGTAAAAACGAATGATTTAAGAAGTATCACTAAAATAGAGTTTTTTGAAGACCTATTAAGTTTTGATACTATTAATTCAGTTACATATAATGCAGCAAAAGCATCAATAGCAGTAGATAATTTAATTCCTGCAACAGGTGGTAGAGGATTAGAAACATTAGAAGAAATTAGAGAAAATGCAATAGCAAACTACGCATCCCAAAACAGAGCAGTTACTAAACAAGATTATGAAGTTAGAGCGTTATCATTAGAACCATCATTTGGTAGTATTGCAAAAGTATTTGTTGAACAGGATACAGCCGCTGATATAAATCCTACACAAAATTTATTAAGAGATCCTAAGAGTAGAGATGAGTTTTTAAATATGACAAAATCTTTAATAGGAAAATCAGATAAAGAATTAGAAACAGCGGTTAATAATTTTATACAAAGTAAACAAACTATAAATTCAGAAAATAATCCATTTGCAATTAATATGTATGTTTTATCATATAATTCGGATGGTAAATTAGTGGTAGCAAATAATGCAACTAAACAAAATTTAAAAAGTTATTTAAATGATTTTAGATTGATTACCGATGCAGTTAATATCATAGATGGATTTGTTATAAACATAGGTGTAAATTTTGAAATAACAACATATACAAATTATAACAAACAAGAAGTGGTACTAAATTGTATACAGGCAATTACTGATTATTTTGATATTAATAATAGAAAGATAAACCAACCAATTAACTTAAGTGAATTAGAATTAGAAGTAGCAAATGTAGATGGTGTATCATCCGTTCCTAAAATAGAAGTATATAATATTTGTGGTGATGGTACGGATAGTAGTTATTCATTATATTCATATGATATAAAAGAAGCAACTAAAAACAAAATAGTATATCCATCATTAGACCCTTCTATTTTTGAACTTAAGTTTCCAAATAAAGATATTAAAGGGAGAGCATTATAATGATACTATTTTATACAGCATCTAGTGATGCAAGTATTTACTTACAACAACCTTATCAAAATACAGGTATTGATGAGATTTTAGAAATATCTAAACAATACTATGGTGATACAAAAGATATCAGTAGAGTATTGATTAAGTTTAATTCAGCATCTGTTGTATCTAATATTACCGATAATAACTTCACAGCATCATTGCAGTTGAAAATAACGGAGGCTAATGAAATAGCAAGTACATTTACTATTGAATTATTTGAGGTGAGTGGTAGTTGGGAAAATGGTACTGGCACCCGTTTTGATAATTTAACTACAAATGGTACAAGTTGGTATTATAGAAATGAAAATAATTCAAATTGGTATAAACAAATGGATGGTATTACCGCATCGTATGGTGTAGGTGTTACCGGTAGTTGGGATGGTTTAGGTGGTGCATGGTATACACAATCAATCGCAACTCAAACTTTTTCTTATACATTAGATGATATTAATTTAGATGTAACAGATGCAGTTAGAAATTGGATTAGTGGTTCTACACATAATGGATTTATTCTTAAATTAACATCAACAGCAGAAGGTGATAATTCCGATTATGGTAGTATTAAGATGTTTTCAAAAGAAACAAATACCATATATCAACCTAAATTAGTATTAGGATATCCTGATAGTGGTAGTGTTACTGGTAGTTTAGCAGAGGTTAGTGATATTATAGATTCAGCAAATTATGAATTTTTATATAGAGTATATCCATCAAATCTTAAAAAAGAATATACTAAAGGTCAGAAAGTAACAATTAAAGTAGATGCAAGAGAATTATATCCAGTTAAACAATTTAATTCAACATTTGCATACCAAGTAAAATACTATTTACCAACTACTACATATTATTCAATCATAGATACAATCACAAAAGAACCAATTATAGATTATTCCGAAAATACAAAAATAGTAAGAGATAATTATAACAATTTAATAAAACTTAATTTTTCAAATTGGGCAGTTGGTAGAACATATACGTTATTATTAAAAGTAGTAGATACGGATAATGAAGAAATTTTTGAAATTGGGACTTTTGATATTTATGAATAATAATGGCAATAGAAAAAAAATATATTAATTTTAGCGAAGATGATAATAACGCTAATGTAACTACAAAACTATATTCCGATGTTTTTAATAAAGAGGAATTAGAAAAATCAGTAAATACATTAGTTACTGAATTAATCAAGCCTTTACCTGATAGAAATTTGGATTTAATTCCAAAACCTATATATGATGCGGAAGTAACGAGAAGTTTAGAATTAGAGAGGGAGATAATAGATTTACAAAATGAGATAGATGATTTAACATCACAAGTTCAGGCATTAACAGCAGATAGTGGTGCTTTGTATATTTCAAATGATAATTTATTAGTTACAAATGCAAGATTAGAAAATTCACTTACTTCGGTACAACAAACACAATTAGAGTTAAGACAAAATCTTACAACTTCATTAACTAAAGCAATAGCAGAAGCAACCGAAAGAACAGCATTAGAAGCAGAAAACAATGGTTTGACAGCACAAAAGAATGCATTAGCTAAACAAATAGATACGTTGAATAACTTATTAGCACAAGCTAATGCAAGTTTAGCAGTGGCACAACAACAATTAAGTGCAAAAGCACAAGCGGTAGCTGCAGGTGGTGTTTCTACTGGTGAATTAGCAACGATTTTATGGGAAAAAGGAGATCCTTCAAAAAATGGTTCACCTAATGGATTAGTATATGATTGGGATTTAAATAATGGTGGACAAAAGGTTTGGAGACCTGCAGGTAATTCGGCTGGATGGAGTAGTAAATATGTAGATATAATTGTTGGGCCTAAAGATGTGGATGTGGAATTAAAACAAACATTTTTTTTGGTACCAAACAAGTTTTCATTAAAAGCAAATAGTACACAAAGATTTACATTTGATAAACCAAATATATATGCAGTTCCCTCACCGGCAAATAAAAATTTAAAAAATGCTGCATTGGCAACTTCAGCAATAGCAGCTGTAACTACTGGTTTTATTGCAGCTGGGGGTATTTCAACTGCAGCTTCATTAGGAGCTTTAGCTGTATCTTTAGGTCTTATATCTGCACCTATTTCTGCTACTGCAGCTGGAGTGGCTGCATTAGGTGGACCGGTGGGTGTGGCAGCTGCAGCCTTGTTAATTGTAGGTTCGTTAATATTTGCTGGAACAAGACCAAAATATAAAGATTATACAGAAAAAATAACATTTATAATAAAAGATAAAGATGCTAAAGGTAAAACTGAAGATAAAACATTTGAAGGAAAAGTACATTCATACGATAAATAAACTATGGCAATAAACGATTTTAAAAATATTGAAAACATAAATCTTAATTTAGATTCAACAGCACAATTAGTTGATTCTAAAGATTTAGCTATATTCAAAACATCAGCAAAAAATATAACGGATTTTGGAATGTCTAATAATGATGTTATTGAATTTAGAATATATGATATTTCAAACAATTTATTAGAACAGACAGGTGGTAAAAATGTTAGATATATTCACAAAAATGATATGAGTAAATATCTTAAGAGTGAAATTGATTCTAAAACACAAGAAAAAATATATGATATTGATGTTGAAAAATTAGTAAGAGAAAGTGGGCATGAAAACGGTGAATATAAAGTAGCGTTTAATTTTTTAAAAAATCACTTGGGAACAGAAAATTCTAAACAAAGAGTTTGGATACATGAAGTATCACCTAGTAGAACTGAAATTAGAGTGATGCCTTTATTAACAAATGATACCAACCAAAATAATACAATTACATATCGATATAATACCTTTTTAAATAAAGGAAAAGAACTTAAAAATATATTAGGTCTTATTAAAGATAGAATTGATTCATTAGAGTTATCGATAAGTACTACAATAGATAATTATTTTGTTTCAAAACATGGACAAATTTGGTTAGATGTAGTTAAAAGAGATTTTCAATTTGGTAATGATAACAAATATACAAATTTTAAACAAAAAATATTTAAGGATTTTAAAAATAGTGTAAATTATCAATTAGAAGGTAAAGATTTTGATATTACATCACCTACCTATGGTAAAGCACCTATTCAAAAATTAGATATTGATGAATATTTTGCTAAGCAACAAATAGATACTATACTATTAAATAGATTAAGTGAAGCAATTGAATTTAGTTCTAAATTTATTTCACAAATAAAAATACCACAGAGTCTTACAAATGAATCAAATAAAAAAGAAGGTTCTTTGGTATTACAATCATTATTAGATACTAACTATCAAGCTAAGAGTAATCTTACACAAACAAATAAAATAACAATAAATAAACCAAAACCATCAGTTGCAACTCCGGCACCAATAGTAACACCTCCAATTAGTACACCTAATCCGGTTGTTCCTTTACCGGAGCCTACTCCATCACGTGGAGGAGGAAGTGGGGGTGGTGGATCGATTGGTAATCCTGATGATGGTGGGATTGGTAGACCGGATTTAGGAAGGCCTGAAAGGGGTAGAGAACAAATCGAATATAGATAATATAAACAAATATAATTGTATAATAGATGATAGCAGTAGAAGAAATATTAAGCGATAGTGGTTTAGGTAGCATTGGAACTGGTGCCGGTGGGACTGGTGGTGGGACTGGTACGCCTCCACCTTCATCTGGTGAAAATTTAAAAGTTATATTTAGAAACAAATCTAAATTTAAAGATAAATTAACATTTCCATTTGCAGGTCAAACTTATTATGAAAATTCGGTAGTTTCATTAAATTCTAATAATTTAAATGATAGTGTAACAATATTACCAAATATTGAAACTAATTTTAGATTAAAAAATTATATTGTTTTAACGAAATCAACCACTACTAAAGAAGTAGAAGTATTTGATGATGTTGTTGATAGAGGTTCTGGTAGAAGAAAAAATTATATTGAAAAAATAAGAGTTAGTAGTATTAGAGTTGACATATATGATTTAAATAATACCCTAATAGGCACACAAGAATATGAATTACCAGCTACAATTGAATTAGATTTTGATTTAGAACAAAAACAAAATGATCCGATTGAACCAAAAGCTAAAAATCAAAATATAACATTAATCACAAATTATCTAAATACAAAATTAGATAATGAGTTAAGTGTAAAATTATTATCGGCAGATATACCAAGTGGTGTAATCCTAAAAAGTGGACAGTTTGTTGATATTTTGGCTGTTCCTGAAACAGATTATGGATTTACGATTGAGGTTCAGGGGTTATCTACCTTTAAATTAAAAAATATTCGTTATCAGTATGCAAGTAAGTTTAACGAAAATAGTTTATTTAATATAGAGGAATTTAAGATTATTTCATCTGATAATAAGGTAAAAATTTCTAAGGATATATTCAATGATAATATTATATTATTAATAGAAGTTGAGCCGAGTGATACAAATTATCCTAAACTAACACTAACAAATAAAACTATAAATGTTGGTGTTGAAGAAACCGTTTTATCATCTAAAACAGACACTAAATTAATTAGTATACCCGCAAGTATTACTAATACTGCGTTTGTAAAAGTTATAACGCCATATACCACATTTAATTTACCAATTAATGCAACAACATTAGTTAATAAAGATATTGTATTAGATTTAAAAAAGCATTTTAAAAATAATGTAGGTTCATTTAAAGTACTTTTAGTTCCATATAGTGAATTTTTTGGAGATGGACAAGTACAATCTGTACAGGTAAATATTTCTCAAATAACTGATATTCCGATTATTGATAAAATTGAATATCCTACCAACGTTTTAATTCCTACCTACACATTTGGTGATGTTAATTTTACGATATCATTTGAATCATTGGTTGCAACAACCGTATTGGTATATCATTCTAAAGAAGATGATAATACTCAATTAGGTAAATTAAAAGCAAAAGATTCTATTTCGATAAACTATAATTCGATAAAAAAATTTAAAGTAGGTGATTCACTTGATTTACTTTTAATACCTTATAATAAAAATATAAAGGGAGAACCGGAAAGAATTTCAATTAAATTTGATGATTCTAATTTCTATGTTTCTACTCAATCTTTAAAAGATGAGTTATTATTAGCAATCTCATCACAACTTAAAATCGAATTAAATAATAATACTTATTTAAACCATATTGCATCGTTTGATATTGATGACAAACAAATTGTAGTATCAAACTGGGATGTTGATAATACAACATTCACTAAATTTAAAACTGATGCATTAGGTAATCAAATACCAGATGGTGAGATAAATAAAAGTGTAGTAATTAAATTATATGAGCCATTACCAGCAAATATAAACAAAAATGACACATTATGGATTTCAGAAATTAGTGCATTACCGGTTTTACAATCAGTAATTTTAACAGGTACACCAACTGATATTTGTGTTCCACTTCGTTCTCCTAATTTTAATGCTGATGTTGATTTTGTAAAAATGCAATCAACTGGTATAGGAAATTATGATGATTTAATATTAAGTGGTTCTGCAACATCACAGCAAATAGTTGAAAAATATTTAGCAGATAATTTTATTGATGTTAAAGGAGTTAATATTGATTATTCTGATTTTTCTAATTTCGTAAAGTATAGTAGTGCAGTTGAAAGATTAGCAAACTTTAGATATAAGAAAGAATTAGTTGAGTTTTATGATAATAGGATAAATGTATTAACAAGTTTAACCGCTAGTGCAACTAAAGAAATAGAATTAGATACAACAAGGACTAAAAAATCTAATCTAATAACTGGTTTTGATGGATTTGAAAATTATCTTACACAAAGTGTGTTTACAGCATCATTTGTATCATCATTTGTTGATGGTAATATAGCAAGTTATAACAACAATTCAATTGAATTATATGAAACATACTACGATTTAGCAGATTCGTATGATAAAAATAGTATTAATTTATTAAAAAATAATATTCCTTTACATATTGTAGATGATAGTGAGAATTTAGATTTCTTATTATTCTTAGATATGATTGGTAATTATTTTGATATTATTTGGGCATATATCAAAGGAATTACGGAACAAAAAAATATATCAGAAGCAGCATCAACAGGTATAAGTGATGACCTTTTATATGATTATTTAAAATCATTTGGATGGAATCCTAAAAACTTAAATTCAAATAAACAACTTTGGGATTATACGTTTGGATTAAATGGTGATGGTGCATTAAATAGTGGTTCAATTGATCAATATTTAGATGGTAATACCGAAAAAATTACACCGGAACAAGCTACAAAACAGATTTGGAGACGTATTGCAAATAACTTACCTTATTTATTAAAACATAAAGGAAGTGTTAGAGGTATTACAGCATTATTGACATGTTATGGTATTCCGGCATCTAACTTATCTATTATGGAATTTGGTGGGCCGAACATAGACTCAGTTGAAGATGCACCTAAATTTGTATATAATAGTTTAACACATAATTTAGTATTTGATAATTTAGCAGCCTCATTAGATATACCATTCTTAGGAACACCTAAACCACAGGCTATTGAATTAAGATTAAGGCCCGAAAACTTTGAGAATTATACATTAGTAAGTGGTAGTGGATTTAGGTTGGGTATAAATGCAGATACTTCTAGTGCAACATTAGATAAATACGGATTTTTTACAATCAATGGAACTCAGGTAGGAACATCTTATCCGTTTTACGATGGTAATTATCATAGTGTATTATTTCAACAAAGTGGTTCTAATACTGCTAAATTATATGCAGCAACTAACTATAAAGATGATATAATACATAGTGGGGAGTGGACAGGAACAATTGTGAGTTCTAATTGGGAATCCGCAACTAATTTCAAAATAACTAACTTTATTGGTAATGTTGAAGAAGTTAGAGTTTGGAAAACGGCATTAAGTGAAAGTGTATTTAATACACATGTTATTATGCCAGAAGCCGTAAATGGTAATGATATTTACGCATCTACCAATGATTTATTATTAAGATTAGATTTTGAAAGACCACAAAATTTAGCTATTAATACAACCATTAATAATGTTGCACCTTCAATAGAATATATTAATTCAGTTAGCGCAAGTGGATTTGTGGTTGATTCAACATATCCATTCAATTACGAAACATACGAAAGAGAATTATCATTAACAATTCCAAATAGTGGTGCTAGTAGATATTATACAAACAAAGTAAGATTTGAATCACAAGAATTGGTGGCAAATTTATCACCAACAAAGAGAGCAACTAAAAAAGCATTTGAAACATCAGCAACGGATTCAAATAGAGTTGGTTTATTTTTCTCTCCTAATAAAGATTTAGATTTAGATATTGCAAAATCATTGGGTGGGCAAAGTTTTGATGATTTCTTAGGTGATCCGATGTATGAGTATGGGTATACAAATTATCCTCAATTAGATTCATTAAGAAATTATTATTTTGAAAGAGTAGGTGAACGTAACATTTATGAATTTATTCGCTTAGTAAAGTTCTATGATAAATCATTATTTACTAATCTTAGAGAGATGTTGCCAGCAAGAGCAGTTGTAACTACTGGTTTATTAATTGCTCCACATATCTTAGAAAGAAGTAAACATAAAATAAATAAACCATTAGCAGAATCAGAAACATTAGAGGGTGTTGTTACTGAATCACAAATTACAGAATTAAATGCAACTTTTGATTCATATGAGTCTACATTAGATGTAAACGAAACCGAACAGATTAATGCAGATGTTTTGAGTATTGAAGGTTTAATAAATGAAAAAGATGAATATGATTTTAATGCAGAAGTAAATTCATACGAATCTACAATTGGGTTTAATGCAGATGAAATTTCAGATGGTGAATATTTAACATACGATGGTATTATAGATGCTAAATTAAAAGATCCAACAATATTATCGGAATTGGATTTACTTCGTTCCGGACAAGTAGTTGGTATAGATAATTTTGAAAATTATGGTTATGGAACTTATTTTTCTAATGGATATGGTAAATACATATATGAAGAAAATGGTAGTTTTAAATCAAAAGGAATAAGAGCATTCATAGTTACAAAAAAACGTAGTATCGTTTCAACTGACTTTGATAATGATGGATATGAGTTTACATATGTAACATCATCTTATGATAAAGAATTAATTGTTCAAGATTTACATCAAAGTGGAAGTGTAATAGGTGGAGATATTATATCAGCCGTTACAGCAAGTGGGTATTTAAGAACACACTATTCATTTACAGGTGATAAACATTTAGGATTACAAAATTCATTTTATAAAGGTTCAAAACAAAATGAATTTACTACGGTTGATGGTAAATCACCTGTTGAAACATTCTTAAGTAATCCAACTACATTGAGAATTTCACCACAAGGTAGAAGTAATAGTGAACCAATATTAGAAGTTGAATAAAAATAATGTAAAGAAAAAATATTTTATATATTTATAAAAGAATAATAAACAAACTATGGCATACTTAGATAACACAACAATTACAGTAGATGCAATTCTTACCAAAAAAGGTAGAGAAAAATTAGCAGCAGGTCAACCATTAAACATTTCACAATTCGCATTGGGTGATGATGAGATTGATTACAATTTATATGATACAGCCCATCCAAAGGGTTCCGCTTTTTATGACAAAGCAATTTTGGCAACTCCTATTTTAGAAGCTAGTCCAGATGAAACTCAGGCATTAAAATATAAATTAGTAACTTTACCAAAAGGGACTACAAAATTACCCGTTGTATCAATTAATGTTTCGGCAATTAACGCTAAAACAAATGGTGGTACATTCCCAATCACACCTTCAACATCTCCAGCGGGGAATAGAAATGGTGGATATACAGCAGTTTTAGGTAATAAAAATGCAGGAACTATTGTTGGAGAAGGTTTATCAAATATAACTACAACTTCAACTACATTTACAAATAGTGTTACAGCAACTGCAGAAGTAGTAAAAGGGGTAACATTCTCATTTATTCCTAATAGTTCATTAACTTCAACATTAACAACAACATTGACTATATTTGGTAATGAAACTGGTGGTAGTATTACTATACCTGTGACAGTTACTTATGTAGCATCATAAAATAATAATAAACGAATATGGCAACATTAGGTTCAAACACAGGGACACAGCTTACTAACGACTTAGCAAATTATCTTAATTTACAAAGACAAAATGCTAATGGAGTTTTAGATACAACACAATTAGCATCTATTATTAACAATTACCTTACAACGGGTGAAAAATTAGTAATGGAAACGGGTGTTACTACAAATTCTGTATATAAAACATTTAATACAACTGATATTGTACCAGCTAAAAACGAAATCGTAACAACTGGATTATGGAGTAATGGTAGTGGTAGTATTGGTGGAGTAGGAGTAGAATTAGTAACAGGTTCAGATGCATCGGAAGCAGGTCATAGTGGTTCAGCAACTGATGAGTATTACTATAATGTATATATCACAGGTTCTACAACTCCTGAATTTGCGGTAGCTTATGGTCATATTAGTGGTGCAGGAGCGCAAACTTTAGATTTAGATGATAATGGAACATTACCTACAAAAGCAACTTATTTCCAATATAGATCATTATTAACAGATACAGATGAATCAAAATTCCGTTTTTATAGTGGTGATACACCTGATGGATATTCATCTGATGACTTTTATGCAATCAATGTTAGTAGAGCAAATTATAGAGAAAGAATTGATCCAGGTAACTGGGAATTAGTATTGAGTGGTTCTTTAGGTTCTATTAGATTAATAGATAATAGTGGTGAAAAATTCAATTTAACTAACGCTGGTACTAATGAATATAATATTGTAAGTGGTACATTGAATTTAGGTACAAATGATGCAGCAATTATTTCTACATATACAGCATCTAATGGTCAAGGATTTGGTAAATTCTATCCTGATTATGGTATCTTTATATTAAACCCAACTGCATTGAGTGCTAGTATTGGTGGTGAAATAGCTGGTGCAACTACTACGACTTCTTATGAATTTAAACATAAAAATTTGTTTAACGCAATTAAAGCAGGTAAAGATTTCCAAGCTCGTAGAATTGAAAATGTATCAACAGCACACTACTTTGTAAGAGTTAATAACAGAGAATTTAACTTCTCAAATAACCCTACTTATGTAGATGCAACTGGCTCAATTACAGAACCTACATTCCAAGCAGATCCTATGACATTCATTACTACGGTTGGTTTATACAATGATGCAAACGAGATGGTAGCAGTAGCTAAAACATCTAGACCGATTGCTAAATCATTTAGTAAAGAATTATTATTAAAAGTTAAATTAGATTTCTAATTGTAACAAATAGATATAAAACAAACCCAATCCTAAAAGGTTGGGTTTTTGTTTAATAAGATATTTATATTAAGATATGTTAAAACAAATCCCAAAATCAGATATTAATTTAAGACCTTTTAAGGTTTATAAACATTGGCAAGGATTAACCGAAGGTAATTTTTCAGCTAGTGTAGCTGTAAATCATATTAGTAGTAGTTCAAATCTTAGTGATGTTGAATTGTCTGAAAATGGTTTATATCATCAACTAAAAACCATGTATTATAATGGTGATAATGCATTAAATCCATTTTTATCATTTGGAGATTTTAAACCGAGATATACAACATATACCGATGCTAAACAAAGAGTTATAAATGATAGAGCATTGGTTTTAAAAATACCACAAACAAAATTTGGAGAAGGTATTAAGAAAAATTCAGTAGAATTAGAATTAATAGGAACTGGTGAAAATATAGTTGATGATGGATTTAGTAACCTAATATCGGATAGAAATACATACGAACTAATTGAATTTAATATACAAGATGAAAAGATTGTATTTTTAGATGTAGAACGTACCTCATATACTTTAAATTTATGGGCAATCGGAAGTCCATATAGTATCGATATGAATACCGGAATTATTTATTTTGAAGATGAGGGAGATTTACCATTTACAAATTTAGTAGTAGATATAGAAAATAAAAAATTGACTTTTACAGGATTAATAGCATCATTATCTGAATTAGTACTTCCAAATATAGGTAATGTATTTTATTCACATGGTATAATAACACTAACTAAAGATACAGAAATAGGTGGAGAAAAAGCAGATGCATTTAATAATTTTAGAATAGATTACAAATCTACAATTACTATTTATGAAAATGAATTTCTATTAGTAGTAGGTGAAGATGAATTTAATGCATCAACAAATCCATCATCATATATAGAAACTAATATAGAAACTGGTTCAATAAATACTACATTTGAAGGTGTGAGAAAGTGGAGAAATAGTGAAAAATATCAAAAAGTGGAGTTTGGTGTTTATGAATATAGTTCATCGATAGACACAACTGGTTCTTATTTAGCACCTTATATTACCACTATTGGTTTATATGATAATAATATGGATATGGTTGCAGTTGCTAAACTTGCAACACCTGTTAAATCAATGCCAGACCTTCCTGTAAACTTTTTAGTAAGAATTGATACTTAACATATATTTATATAAAACAAAAGGATTTTAATATGGCAATCAACGGAGTAACAACTAAGGCTAGTATTTTAGATACATACAAAGATAATAAAGGATTTGGTGGATCTACTATACCAGGATATTCAGATGCAAAAGAAGCTGGTGGTGATAAACCAAAAACTACTGATTTTGTAAAAGGAACATGGCCGGAGAAAAGTGAAATAAAAGGTGGTGCAAATGCAGCAACAGGATTTACTGCTAATATAAAGAAAAATGGTCTTAAAGATAGTGAATTTACAATCGTAGATAATAGTAAAAACGTAACTCGTGCAGAATTTGATGCATTAGTTTTAAATAATGATTATTCATATAATACTATAAAAATAACCGGATACAATAAAAATAAAAGGTACAAAAGACCAGCAAATCCATAGGTTTAAATGACAAAAAAGAAAGTTACGAAAAAAAGTGGTTGGGTAGCAAAAAAGAACGGATTTAAAAGTGGATTAGAAGACACGGTTTCCCAACAAATAGAAAGTAAAGGTATAAAAGTAGAATATGAAACAGAGGAAGTTAAGTATATCATCCCTGCTTCACCTCACACTTATCATCCTGATTTTAAGTTACCTAATGGTATCCGGGTAGAAACGAAAGGTAGGTTTGTATTAGCCGATAGAAAGAAACATCTATTAGTTAAGGAACAAAATCCTACATTAGATATTCGTTTCGTATTTACCAATTCAAAGAACAAAATCAATAAAAAATCCAAAACCACATACGGAGACTGGTGTGATAAGCACGGTTTTAAGTATGCCGATAAGGTAATACCAGACGAATGGTTCTCCGAATAATTTGGTAATTTAAAATATTTTCCGTATATTTGATATATGGAGATAATACAAATTTTCGATAAATACATAGGACCAAGCAAAGCTTTAAAGAAAAATGAGCATGCATATCATTGTCCTTTTTGTCATCATCACAAACCAAAACTACAAATAAACGATAAGACTCATAAGTTTCATTGTTGGACTTGTAATGCCGGTGGTAATCTTATGTATTTAGGAAAGAGAATTGGAATAAGTGAAGTAGACCTCACTAATTTATATAGCAGATGTGGTATTAGTGATGAAGTTAGAAAAAAATTAAAAGAAGATTGGAGTGGTTCGATTAAAGAATTATTAGATCAGATTAATAAAGAGATAGATGAGGGTGAAGTAGAAAATACATCTCAATTATTTTTACCTGAAGAATTTAAATCTGCATTAGAATTAAGAATTGATAAGAAAAATCCAATTGAAGGACATGCAATAAAATATCTTAAAGATAGAGGTATAACAAAGAAACATATTATTAGATATAATATTGGATTTTGTGCAAAGGGGTTATATGGTGGTAGAGTAATTATTCCATCTTATGATAGTAGAAATCAACTAAATTATTTTATAGCAAGAAGTATATTTCCTGATGAAAAGCAAAAGTACAAAAATCCACCTGTATCTAAGGATGTTATAGTTTTTGGTAATCAAATTGACTGGAAGCAACCTATTATTCTTTGTGAAGGTGTATTTGATGCGATCGCTCTGAAAAGGAATGCTATACCATTATTAGGTAAATTCGTTCAAAAAACCCTAATGGGAGCTCTAAAAAACACTAATCCAGAGGTATATATTTGTTTAGATAACGATGCAAAAGAGGATTCTTTAGTATTATATGATAAAATTAAATCATATGTAAAGTCGGTGAAAACCATTAAGTTAGAAAATGGTAAGGATGCGGGTGAAAATAGTTTCCAAAATATTTTGAAATATCAGAAAAATTCCGTAACTTTGAGTTGGGAAAGCTTAATAAAAGAAAAACTATCATATTTTAATAGTAGTTCAATAAAATAAACAATATAAATGAATAAATTAAAAACAATTTATCACATTGCTGACATTCACATTAGAAACTTAAAAAGACATACTGAATATAGAGAAGTCTTTGATAGATTATTTAATGATATAAAATTAAGGGGAACTAAAGATTCCCTTATTTATTTAGCAGGAGATTTGGCTCACGCTAAATTAGAAATGTCACCTGAACTCTTAAGTGAAATAAATTATTTTCTTAAGAAATGTTGTGAGCTAGCACCTACTATTTTAATCGCAGGAAACCACGATTGTAATTTAAACAATCAGGGTAGACTGGATGTTTTGTCGCCAATTGTAGAAGCTTTAAATCTACCTAACTTAACTTATTTAAGAGATACACAAACTTATACCTATGGGGATGTAAGATTTGATACATTTTCTATTTTTGATGATAAAGAAAATTGGAAGTTTGACCCTATTACATCAGATACAAAGAATATTGCATTATTTCATGGACCTATTTTAGATGCAACTACTGATGTAGGATTTCATATTTCATCTCGTCATTTTACAACAGAGATGTTTGATGGTTATGATTTAGCTTTGTTAGGTGATATTCATAAAAGACAGGAAATGATTTCTCCGAAAGGATGTAAAGTAGTTTATCCTGGTTCTTTAATTCAACAGAACCATGGTGAAGCATTATCTAAACATGGTTATGCAATTTGGGATATGGATACATTTTCAGTTGAATATGTAGATGTTCCAAATGATTATGGTTATTATACTTTACATGTTGAGAATGGTGAAGTACCTGATGTAACCGATATGCCTAAGAAACCAAGATTAAGGGTTTTGGTATCTAAGACAGATGCTTCAGATATGAAAAGGGTTACAACTGAAATTAAAAAGAAATATAAAGTAGATGAATTTACTATTACTCGTACCGATACATTAAGTAGATTAAGAACAGGTAATAGAGATGGTAAACTGAATGTAGGTAATGTAAACGATACTCAATATCAAGCCGGTCTTATTAAAGATTATTTAGGTAGAAACTATATGTTGGATGATGAAACATTAGGTAAGATTGAGGATTTGAACAATAAACTGAACAAAAGATTAACGGATGATGATTTAGTTAGAAATATATTGTGGAAACCAATTAAATTTGAGTTCTCTAATATGTTCAGTTATGGTGAGAATAACATAGTAAACTTTGATAATATGAAAGGTTTATTAGGTGTGTTCGCTCCAAACGCTAGTGGTAAATCATCTCTATTTGATGCATTATCTTTTTGTATATTTGATAAGAGTAGTAGAGCATTTAAAGCACAAAATGTATTAAATAATCGTAAATCAGAATTCTTTTGTAAGTTAGAGTTTGAAATTAATGAAGAAAAATTCTTTATTGAGAGAACCGCTAAAACAAATAAAAAAGGTGATTCGGTTAAGGTTGATGTAAACTTTTGGAGATTAGATGGTGATGATGTTGTTTCATTAAACGGAACTGAAAGGAGAGATACGGATAAAGCAATTGAAAGCTATTTAGGAAAGTATGAAGATTTTGTATTGACGGCATTATCTTTGCAAGGAAATAACTCATTGTTCATTGACAAATCACAATCGGAGAGAAAAGATTTATTAGCCCAATTTATGGGAATAAATGTGTTTGATAAATTATATGACTTAGCAAGTGAGGATATTAAAGAAGTTCAGGTCTTATTAAGAAATTTTAAAAGAACTGATTTTACATCAGAGTTAGCAACAGCAGAAACTAAATTAGATGAATTAATAGATAATTACGAAGGATTAGAAATTGAGAAAGAAGGGTATGAAGATAGACAAGAAGAATTAAATGAAAAGATAACTGAATTATCTGCTCAATTAGTTCCTATGGATGGTAATTTAGATATTACCGAATTAACAACTCGTAAAAGCCAATTACAAACTTCTTTATCTGATTTAGAAGTTACAATGGGAACTAAAGCTAATAATATTAGTATCTATATTGAAAAATTAGTTGAGTTAAAAGAATTAATTGATACTAAGGCAAAACCTAATGGTATTGATATAGAGGTTGTATATTCTAACTACAAAGCAGAACAAACAAAATTAGTAGAAGCAACTAAAACTTATGATATTGCAAAATTGCATGTAAGTTCCGCAGAAGAAACAATTGCACATTTGGATAATCATAAATACGACCCAAATTGTGAATTTTGTTGTGATAATACTTTTGTAAAAGATGCGATGAGAGTAAAAGAATTATTACCTCAATTGAAAGAAACTCTTAGAGAAGCATTAATTGATTGTACTGGTATTCAACAAACTTTGGATACTATGGAAGGTGTGGAAGAACAATATAAAGAAGTAACAGATTTAAAAACTAAATACGAAAAGGGTAAAGGTTTACATAAAAATGCAACATTAGAGTTTAGTGGATTGGTTACACAAAAAGAGTTATACGAAGCACAATTAACGGCAATTGAGTTAGATATTGAAAGATATCACGCTAACGAAGCTAACATTCAAAATAATGATAGATTAAATGAACAAATTGAAGATACTAGAACTGAATTGAATAGTATAACAAAAGATTTAAGAGAAATTAATTCCTTATTATTAAGTGTAAATGGTGATGTTGTAAAAACAAATGCTTATATTAAATCAGTTACCGATAAAATGGTAGAAGCAAAAGATTTAGAAGAAAAGTTTCAAATTTATGAATACTACTTAGATGCAGTCAAAAGAGATGGTGTATCATATGAATTAATTGCAAAGGCTCTACCTGTGATAGAAGGTGAGGTAAATAACATCTTACAGCAAATTGTAGAGTTTGGTATCGTATTTGATATGAGTGGTAAAAATGTGAACGCTAGGATTGTATATGAGGATCAACATTGGCCATTGGAGATGTGTAGTGGTATGGAGAAATTCATAAGTGGATTGGCAATTAGAGTTGCACTTATTAATGTGTGTAACTTACCTCGTCCGAACTTCTTAGTAGTAGATGAAGGATTTGGAACATTAGACAGTGATAACTTACAATCTATCTTTATGATGTTTGATTATCTAAAAACTCAGTTTGATTTCATTAATATTATTTCTCATTTGGATGCTATGAGAGATGTAGTTGATACATTAGTTGAAATTAAAAAAGTAAATGGATTTTCTCAAATTCAATATAAGTAATATTTATAAGAAATATATCTTATAAATAATGTCAGTTGATATCAAAGTTGCAGCAGATGAAAAATTACAATTAGTACAAACATACTTTAACGATAATTCACCATCATCTGATTTTTTTAACATTACAGAATTACCAGATACCCTATCGGGTGGTAAAAATGCTTTCTTAATAGCAGGAAGTGATAAATTATTTCCGCAATCTGAAGTAAAAGTACAGGTAAGAGATGCAGCCGGTAATGTTTGTTATGTAGAATATGCAGATGGTAATCCTGAATATTTTGAAGGTATTTCAAAAGTAGTAGCCATTTATGTATATCCAAATGAAACAGCATTTGGGCCTGCAACTATTACAATTTTAGGACAAGCAATTGATGTACCAGAGGAATGGAAGTTTAGGTATAATGTAAAGTGGCAAAGACAAATTAATATTAATCCATCTTTACCAAATACAACAAGAGTAAGATTTTATAAAAGACCTAAAGTAGAAATTGTTGAAAGTTTACAACCAATTTATAGAATAGAAAGTGGTTCAAAGGTAGAATCTGGTGTAACAGCTTCGTTTGCAAATATTAAAATATCACAATTAGAAACATTTGCAGGAGATGTAAAAAGGATAAAAGTATTTAGAACATCAGAAGGTGATATATCTGATTTTGATTTAATACAAGATATATTAATTGAATCTAAAGAATTATTAACTACATTTGATATTACAAGTAGTGTAAAAGGAAATGCTGGTATTTTTACAAACGAAACAATTAAACTTTGGAATACTGGTTCACTAACTGCAGCATTAACTAATGATAGATTAGATAACGGATTAAGGTTAAGTGGAAGTGGTATTTTTAAATATAATTCACCATTAAGCTTTGTAACCAAAAGTACATATGAACTTAATTTAGATGCGTTTTATTCATCATCTACTAATAGTAATTTGGGTGTTTATATTAGTGGTTCAAACAATGGTATTCAATTAATTGGTACATTAGAAGGTACAATACCAGTTAAAAATTTAGAAGATACTTATTTTACATTTGATATAGATAAAAATGAACCAACAGCTAGTTTATATCTATCTCAATCCCAAACCGAATGGCATGTTGCAAATGTTAGTTTAAAATTATCTGAAGATACTGCATTTTCTCCAAACCAAATTGATTTTATAACTACAATGCCAACGGTAATTGGTAATGAAACTTATAATTTTAAATTTGAATTTTACGATGTAAATAATAATTATGTACCTGTTGCAGTAACTCAAAGTGCTTTATTTAGTGGTGGTAATAATAATATAGGTGGTACAATAATTTTAATTAGTGGTTCCACATCAGCTTCAACAGCTGCAATATTAGCATTATCACAAAGTGTTAGTGGAACAATTGGTGTAGTAACAGGAAGTATTAACACCGTTAGTGCAAGTGTATCAACCGTTAGTTCATCATTAAGTAGTAGTATATCAACTTCATTATCTTCTTCATATTATTATACTGATTTATTAAGTTCATCCTTAAGTGCATCTCAGTTTAGTGCATCTGCATTTCAGTATAGTTATTCTGCATATTTAGATGCAAATATTTTTACAGATGAAAACGGTAAAATCAAAAGACCACCAACCGCATCAGCAAGTGGACTTTACACAGGAGATGATCATCTTGGTTTTTATAGTGGGGGTGAATGGAGAACCTATATGGATAACCAAGGAGATTTTTATTTAACATCATCTGCAGCAGGAGGAGGATTTTTAGCTTGGGATTCTGCAAATAAAGAATTAGCAATTGCAGGAAATATAACAATATTAGGTGGAGATGCAGCAACAACAACTTCATTAAATAGTGCAACAGCATCATTATCAGCATCAGCATATAATGCATTTGCTTCTGCCAGTGCATATTCAGCATCTATATCAGCATCTACATTCTTTACAACAAATCTTTTAGATGGAAAAATATTTACGGATTCAACTGGTAAAATAGTAAAACCACCTACTAATACAGCTTCTAATTATGGTTTATATTTAGGTTCTGAATATTTGGGATTTTATAGTGGAAGTAGATGGAGAACTTATATGGATAATTTAGGTAAATTTTACCTGACTGGTTCTATAACAGATGGATATTCAAATTATTTAACATGGGATGGTGCAGGAACATTAACAATAGCAGGATCAATTAATATAACAGGTGGTAATGCAGCAACGCAAGCGTATGCAGGAAGTACAGCTAGTGGTTCATTGACAACAGCAACCGCAAGATTAGATGCATCATCCTCTATATTACAAGGAAATATAACAACAGTAGATACAAAAGTATTTACTGATTCAACCGGTAGAATTACAAAAGCACCTTCAACTGGGGTAGCTGGTTTATTTTTGGGTTCTTCGTTTTTAGGTTTTCATGATGGAAGTGGCACGGCATTGGGTTGGAAAACCTATATGGCTAATAATGGTAATTTTTTCTTAACAGGCTCTAATGCTTGGTTAAAATGGGATTCAAGTGCAGGTACTTTAGATATAAAAGGTTCAATTAATATTACAGGTGGTAATGCAGCAACAACAACCGATTTTACATATGCACTTACAAATGCTAATACATCTTCAATTAATTCATTAGATAATAGAATATTTAATGATGCAGCTGGAAAAATAAATAAAACAGCAACACCTGGAAGTGGAACTGGATTATTTTTAGACCAACAAAAGTTAGGATTTTATAACGGAAGTTCTTGGAAAACCTTTATGAGTTCTTCTGGGTTATTTTATTTAACTGGAAGTGCTGGTGGTAATGCTTTAATATGGGATGGTAATCAATTAAGTATCTATGGTTCAATAAATGTGACAGGTGGTAATGCGGCTACAAGTACAGATTTATCAACTGGATTAGCATCAAAATATGATGCCTCAAATCCATCTGGATACCAAAATAACACTTCTGCTAAAACAGGTGGTAGTGTTGGTAGTTGGACTATTACTGGAAATACTATTGAAAATAATTTAGTTACTATTGATAATGCAAATAGTAGAATTGATTTTAGAGCAAGTGCACTTGGACCTACTAAAACAAGGATAAAGGCAGGTAATGCAAATATAGGTTCTACCGCTACAACAACAATTACACTAGCAGCAGGTACAGAAACTATTAGTGAGGGATCTCCACCAAGTGGTGTAACTTATTACGGAATATTTACAAAGTCAGCATCAAGTGGTGGTAATACTGCAGAAGTATCTTTAACTGCACCTGCAGGTACTACCGGAAATACATTTTCAATAGTAGTTCCATATCCATCACTACCAAGTGTTGGATATGTTAAATGTGATAATTTAGGTGGTGGTACAAGTTGGCAATATTCTTATTATGCAAGATTAGATTATGTAGTAAGATTGAATAATAGTTCCGGTACGGCGGTTGCTAGTGGTTATAAAAATTTAATATATGAAGATTGGGGTATTCAAAATACTTCTCCTGGAGATTGGACAATAGATGGATTTGGAGCTGGAACTATAACTATACCAAATATTGCAGCTGCAACAGAAGGTCAAGTTTATTGGGTAAGTGTAACATTAAATACAAATGCTTCAGTAAGAGTAAATCCACAAGGAGGAATAGTAGGGGGAGCTGCATATATATATGCTAGGTCTAATGGATGGGATGCGTATCCTGGTAATGCTATATTATTAGCAGTAGCAGCAAGAGCTGAGTACGCTACTAATGGTGCACAAATTGGTTCAAGTGAAGGTACTTATGTTGCATTTGGTGATGCAGCCGGTAGTGGATTTGTTGGACAGTTTGCTGGAAATGTACAAATAATCGGTGTATTATCAGCAGGTTCTATTACTACATCTGATAAAAGAGCTAAGACAAATGTAAAACAAATACAAAACGGAATACAAACTATAAAAAAATTAAATCCGGTAAGTTATGATTGGTTACAACATGTGACCGGAAATAATGAATTTAAAAAAGGATATGGATTTATAGCAGATGATATTGAGAATGTTTTACCCGATTTAGTTTATAAAAAAAGAGGTTATCAATTTGATGATTTTAAACATTTAGAATATAATTCATTTCATGCTATTGCAATTAAAGCAATACAAGAATTAGTAGAAAAAGTAGAAAAATTAGAAGCACAAATAAGTGGTTCAAAATAATAAGTTATGTTTGATATATTAGTTACAACTGGAGCAGGTAATGTTCCTATGGGTGGCAGTGATATTTGGGTTAATAATTTTTTACAATACGTTTATATACACTTAAATTATCCTATTGTATTATTAATAGATGGTAGAAAACCTGTTGGATTTGAACCAGATTCTATCCCTTGTCAATTTGTATTTTCAAAAGAAGCACCTGATTTAGTAGAACCACTTTTAAGAAATTGTAGAAAAATACATTTTTTACACAACAACTATTTTCGTAGAGAACAATTGTGGGAATATAAAGAAAAGTTTCATACTATATTTTGTCATGCTTATATTAAAGAAATTATAAATACAAATATAGATTTAGGTTTAGATAGAGTTTGGTTACCTACTACAATGGATTTACAATGGGAACAGGATGTATTAACTCAATGTAAAACAATTGTGTGGATTGGATGTAATGATGGAATGGTACAAAAAGATTTCGGAGATAAAGTAATTCAAATACCTAACTATTATGAATGGAATGAAGGTAGAAAGTATCAATGGAATACTAATAAAATAGGATACGCAGCTCGTAGTGAAACTAGAAAGTGTTTTCATTTTTTAGATTCAAAGAAAGGATATGCTTGTACAGATAAAATAGGGTTTGAAAACCTTAAAGAAGGATTAAATTTAGATTTAAAAAAAGTAAGATTCTACCCATATTCTTTGGAAAATCACAAAAATTTCTTTAACTTAGACTTTACACCTTTTCACGGATGTTATGTAAATGAACCATTTGGATATTCTATATTTAACGCAATTGATTATGGAAAACTACCAATAATACACAAATATTGGATGCCAAGAATCAAATACAAATATAGAGCAGCAACAAAAGAGGAGTTTAATAAAATGTATGAAATGATGTGTAATGATTTTGAAAGTGAAAGAGAATATTGGTTTTACGAATTAAAAAAAGGTTTAGAACCATATACCAATAAAGCAAGTTGGATTCATAAAGTTGTTCAATTATTAAATAAATGAAACAAAAAATATTAATAGCAGGGTGTTCATTTTCTACGGATAAACCAAATGTAAAATCTTGGAGTAGTTATTTTGATGAAACTAAATTTCAGGTTACTAGTATAGCAAAGGATGGTTCTGGTAATTTAGTTATTAGAAGAAGTGTTGAAGAAATGTTAGAAAAAGAAAAGTTTGATTATTGTATAATTCAATGGAGTACAATAGATAGGTGGGATTATCCATCTACATTTGGTGGAGAAATGGGTAATTCTATTAGGTATTATTATAATGGTTCAAACCCTAAAGATGGTAGAAGACATTTTTATAACAATTATTACTCAAGATACGGAGCATTTGTAGATACATTAGAAAACATATTATTTTTACAATCTACATTAAAAAAATACGATATACCATATGTAATGTTTTCATTAGCAAATTTAGAAGAATTAGATTTGGATTTAAAGATATTTAATAAAATACTTAGTAGTAATGGAAATTATAATGAGATTAAAATTAATAATGTTTTAGATACATTAGAAAATACAGGAGAATATCCTAACAATTTAAAATTTTTATTAAAATCAATAGATTATTCTAAATTTAAATTTTCAACACCAATTAATAAATATTTTGGTGGAGGTATGATAGAATGGATTAATTTAAATAATCTTAAGTTAGATAAAGAATATAATTATCATCTATCCACCGAACAAAATCGATTATTTTTTAACGATTACATACAAACAATTTTTATATGAAAAAAGAAATACACATAATAACAGCAGGAGATTCATTTTCATATAATACTCAATATAATGTTAAAGATTTTGGAAAAATAGAAGATTTATTATATGATAATAATGGAAATTGGACTAATTTTTTAGAATACGATTTATTAAAAAATAAGTATAATCCAACATTTTATTACTTAGCAACACCATCATTTGGAAATCAATTAATAATAGATTCAGTATTAGAACAATTAAATATTTTATTGAATAATAATATAGATAAAGATAATATACAAATATTTGTACAATTTACATATTTTGCTAGAAATATAGAATCACTTCCAGTAAAACATATTAAAACGGATGAACAAAAAAATGATTATTTTTCTAATATGGAAAATATAGAAAACTATAATGATGTAATAATTAAAAACTTAAACAAAATATATAATTTAGCAAAACATTTAGAATCATTGAATGTAAAATTTAAATTCTTTTTTCAAGAAAATTTATTTACAAATGATGAATATGATATATTAGAAATTAGAGAATTAATTAGTAAAATTAAACCATATTTTTTATATAGCAATGAAAAAACATTAGCAGGAATGGGAGAAAACTATATTGTTAAAAATAGTAAAAACCTCCTTTCAGCTTATTTATCAACATATGATTTTCATTTTACATCAATTGTACATTATGATTGGTATATTGATAAATTATTACCATTATTTAACTTTGAAAAATTTCAAATAATTAATAAAATGATATTAAAAGATTATAAACATAGATTAGAAAATAAATTTTTAAATAATGATAACAAATAAAAATTATATAAAAGAATTTATAACCAACAATCAAGAGTTTAACGAAGTTGGTGAAGAAGTTTTAAAAAATGTTCCGTATCGTTGGTCACATGGTGCAACGGATGATCATTTGGGAGATGGTTTAATTATATACTCTCTTATTCAGTATATGAGAGCAAAGGTATGTGTATGTTTAGGAAGTGGTGGTGGGTTTATACCTAGAATAATGACACAGGCTAGAATTGATTTACATTCACAAAATATATTTGAAGGTGATCCTAACTATAATTGGGGTGATATCGGTACTACATATATAGTTGATGCAATGAATGGTATTGGTGGAAATGTAGATTGGTTTAAAGAAGAAAGTTTTTATAGAAGGGTGTTTGAACCAAGAATTATAAACGATACAACAGCAAATGCATTCCATAATTATTTTGTATTAAATGATATTAAGATTGATTATTTACATATCGATGCGGGACATAGTTATGAAAATGTAAAAGAAGATTTTGAATTGTATTCTCAGTTAATGAGTGAGAATGGTATTATATCAATTCACGATACCGATCCTAATTATGCAGATAAATACATAGTGACAAATGAGGTAAAAGATAGAGGTGATTTTGATGATTGGAATGGACCTATACAATTAGCAAAAGAAATAGATACAACTAAGTGGCAAGTTTTTGATTTGTTCAACTTTGGTATTATTAAAAATAAACCGGCATCAACAGGATTAACATTAGTAAGGAAAAAATAATGAAAAGATTAGTTACAGTCACAGGTAGTAGAACAAATACATTATGGCATTTTTTTAAATACTATGAAAAATTAGTAGATGAAATATATGTAGTTGTATATGAATGGGAAGGGATGAGTACATATGATGAAGTAGAAAGAATATCAAAAGAATTTCCAAATGTACAAATAATTAAACGTTCTAAAAAAGAAAAATTTAATTGGGAACATGTAACTTATTTATATAATCAAACCAAAATGTTGCATCCAACGGATTGGTGGATTGTAGCAGATGATGATGAATTTCATGTATATTCAAAAGATTTAGATACAATAATAAAAGATTGTGAAGAAAATGGTTGGGAATTAGTAAGAGGTGGATTTATTGATAGAATTGGTTTAGATGGTGAATTTTCTGAACTAAAAGAAGATGTAGATATATTTCAACAATTTCCATTAGCAGGTTTTTTTCGTTATCCTTTAAGTGGTGCGTGCCCTAATAAAGTATGTATAATGAAAGGATATATAGAATTAACACCGGGTCAACATTACGCCAAAATAAATGGTGAAACAACTTGGCGATGGCAAGGTTGGAATCATCCATTAATTGCACCTACAAATGAATATAGTGTAGAAGTTAATCATTTTAAGTGGGATTCAACCTGTATAGATAGAATAAAATCAGTAGCAGATATTAATCAAACATATTCTTATTCAAAAGAATATCAACAAATGTACGATGCTATAAAACTAAATAATTTTAAAATTGATATTTATAATGAGAAGTTTATGATTGAAAATTGTGGCTACTATGGGTATTCACAATGGGATAAACTTTTTAAAATAATTCAATCGATTTAATTTGGTTTTTTAAATAAAATTCGTTACATTTAGATATGAGTAATCATAAATTAGCAATTGTAGTACCATATAGAGATAGGAGAGAACATTTAGATATTTTCTTGCCACATATGGTTTCATTCTTAAAGAACAAGAATATTGATTATAAACTATTTGTAGTAGAACAATCGGATGATAAACCATTTAATTATGGAAAACTTTGTAATTCAGCATTCCATTTACTAAAAGATGAATATGATTATTTTTGTTTTCATGATGTAGATATGTTACCTACATCGGACAAAGCAGATTATTCTTACAAAAAAAATCCTACACATTTAGCAACAAGAGTACAAGTACATGAAAATACTTTACCATATCCACAATATACAGGTGGGGTTTTTATAATATCAAAAGAATACTTTGAAGAAATAAATGGATATTCCAATGAGTATTGGGGGTGGGGATTTTCTGATTTAGATTTATTATTCAGAATGGAACAAAATGGAATAAAATTAGATTCAGAATATGTTTATCCAAGAATAGATGATGAATATGAAATTGATAGGTTACGAATTACGGATTCTATAAAAAAAGAAAAAATTACATGTTTAAAATTTGATGGTGAAACACAATTAGAAATTATACCAAATAAATTTTTAAAAGGAATAACATCCGATACATTTACACTTTCAGCATGGGTAAATTTTGATGAATTTGTAAAAGAAGAACAATATATTCTTTCATTTCCTGGATTTAATAGTGGTATATCAATTCAACCAGATAATACATTACGTTTTAATTTTTGGGGAAAAGATAGTAAATATTATTTTAATTATAGAAAATTAAAACCTAATCAATGGCATCATGTTGTTTGTAATTTAGATTTTGATACTAACAAATTAAAATTATTTATAGACACATTTGAAGAAAAAAGAAAAGCAGATACATTAACTGAAATAGAATTACCTTTATGGGATTATACAAAAGATAAAATTTATATTGGATGTGGTTCTCATGGTAAAAATATGTATAGAGGAAAACTAGCTAATTTATTTTTATTTGATTATAGTTTAAGTGAAAATGAAATAAAAAATTTATATTTAAACGGATTAGTTAATAATAGAAAATTACAAACACAATTTGAACCGGTTTTAAAATATCAATTTAATAATTTTTATAAAAATTTTATTATAGATGGTAGTAAAAATCATAATCATGCTACACTTTATAATACACATGGTAGTAATTATTCAGAATATATTGTAAGTGATGAAATTATAAAAACTTCTAAAATTAAATTACCACATAGAATAGAAGCAAATTTTCAATCATTACCACATGACAATGATACTAATATTGTAGATAGATATAAATCATTTGATCCAGATATTATAGAAAATAAAGAAATTTTCTTTAATGATATTTTAACAAAAAAATTTCCAACTTCAAAAATAGGATTAAATAATTTAAAATTTAAATTAGTTAAGGAAGAACAATTTGATAATAATACACAATGGATAAAAATTATTTTATGATAAAAGAGTTATTAAAAAATGAAAAATTTGTAAAAAAATTAGAAATAATTGATGAAGAATTAAAAAGAACTAAAGAAAATAAAAGTGATTTTTCATTTATAGTTCCAATATTATTTTTAATATTAGAAAATTTAAGAACATCAAAAACAGCATTTCCAACAAATTTTTTCAATAAAACCAAAATAAAAACAAAATAAAATGGCAGACAAAAAAGAATTAACAACTGAAGAAAGAGGTGTAAAAGCATTAGAAAGTATCGCACACTCAGTACAAGACATTAGTGATTGGTTATACGATTTAGACACTAAAGGATGGTCTACAAGATTAGAATGGTATTTAAATGAGTTTTACAATATTGCTAAAACCAAAGCAGTTGGAACATCAACAAGACCAGATAAAGAGTCAGAAAGATAGAATTAATGAAAAAACTAGCAATAATAGTTCCATATAGAGATAGAACCTCTCATTTAGAAGTGTTCGTTCCTTATATGCAAGAGTATTTAAAGGATTATGATTATAAAATCTTTGTCATAGAACAGAGTGATGATAAACCTTTTAATAGAGGTAAACTCCTAAACATAGGAGCTAGGATTGCAATTAAAGAAGGGTTTGATTATTTTGCATTACATGATGTAGATATGTTACCTTTAAAGGGAGTGGATTATTCATATCCTGATACACCAATTCATTTAGTATCTAAAATTAATAAAGATATACCATTCATTGATTACTTTGGTGGTGTTACGTTATTTAATGTACATGATTACAAATTAGTAAATGGATATTCCAATGAGTATTGGGGATGGGGATTTGAAGATGATGATTTATTATATAGATGTATTCAAAGAAACATACCATTGGACAAAATTTCAGTTGGTATACCTGATAAAAACTATTTAATAAATTACTTTAAGTTTGATGGTAAAGGATCTTATATTAAAATTCCTTACAAAAATTTAGCATCAATTTTTAATAGTGATTTTACAATATCAATTAAAGTAAAACCAGAAGATAGTAAAACTTCACTAAAAGAAGAGTTTGATGAATATCAGATTACATCAATACCAGGTAGAAATACAGGTATATCATATACATCATTTAAAAGATATAAGGGTGAAATTTGGAGTAAAGATGATATTTCAACATCTATTCAAAGTGAAATTATTGGTGAAGTATGGTCACATTTAGTAATTACAAAAGAAGATAATATATTTTCTTTTTATATGAATGGTGAATTAATTGATACCAAAGAATTAAAAGAAAAAATATATGAATATGATAATGATTATTTTTATATTGGAGTTGGTAATCCAACATTAGATAGTAAACAATTTTATTTTAAAGGATTAATTGCTGAGTTTGCTATTTGGAATATTGCATTAGATAATGATAATATAAATGAAGTTTATGAAAATTCATTATACAAATCTATACTTAATGATTATCGAAAATACGATAAATCTAAATACTTAAAATGTTATTATGACTTTAAAAACTTTAAAGGTGATGTTATACAAGATTTAAGTGGAAATAAAAATAATGGCCTAATCTATAATTGTGAAGATGGTGTTATGTTGGATAAATTTGAAACTGATATTATTGTTCCGATTCGGAGAGAAGGAAAATTTAAAACATTAAAACATTCATCTAATTCAACAATAGGAAACAATTGGGTCCACAAAGAAACAAGAAAAAATCAAGAAAGATTTTATAATGAAATGAAAGGAAATATTGTAGATTTATCAATAGATGGATTAAATACTTGTATATTTAAAGAATTAGAAAGAATAGAAATTTCGAACAAAGCAATAAAAATAAAAGTTAATTTATAATGCATAAATTAGGAGTATGTGTTCCATATCGAAATAGACAAGCCCATTTAAAGGAGTTTTCACCAAGAGTTCATAAATTTTTGGAAGAGAGAGGTATTGAACATAAAATATATTTTGCTCACCAATGTGATGATAAATTATTCAACAGAGGTAAAATGAAAAATATTGCCGCAAAGCATGCATTTGATGATGGGTGTGATTATATTGTTTGGCATGACATTGATATGGTACCTGAAGATGATTCATGTGATTATAGTTACAATACAGAAAACCCAAAACATTTAGCAGTAAGAATATCTCAAACAGATTATAACCTTAAATATGAGGAGTATTTTGGTGGTGCAGTACTATTCACAAAAGAACAAGTAGAAGCAACAAATGGTTACTCAAATGATTATTGGGATTGGGGAATGGAAGATGATGACCTATTTTGGAGATGTGTATTGACGGGTAATGCAGAACAACATTATTTACCAAATATAGCAAACCAAAACTATGGATATTTTGATGGATTAAAATCATATGTTAAAATAGAACCATCTCGTTCAATTAGAAATTTATGTTCACGTTCACATACGGTTTCAATACTAGTAAGAGCACATCAACAAGAGGAGAAAGTTCCTATTTATTTAATTGGTGATGAAGATAGAAGATTTTGTGAATATCCAATTCTTCGTAGACCAGGACATGATTGGGGTATATCGTATAACAATAGTAGAGCATTTACTTCTATGTTATGGAATAATGAAAGAGAGTTTTTATATTTATGGGCAAAAAGATACGAACAACAATGGAGTTGGGTAACGTTGACAGTTGATGATGATAATAAATTAATTTCACTTTACATCAATGGTAGAAAAAGTGATGCAAGATTTGGAACAGGTGCAACCTCACCATTAGAATATAGTGGTTTTTTAAAAAGATATGGAACAGAACCATATTATATTGGAACAACCCCATCAGTAGGAGTAGATGAAGTTAACAGATGGTTTAAAGGTGATATTGCAAAAGTTATGATGTGGGATAGATGTCTAGTGGAAAACGAAATAATGGAATTTCCTGATGATATGGTTGCACATTATGATTTTAATTCAATAAATGGAAATGTATTAACTGATTTAAGTAATAATGGTAATCATGGTGAAATAAATGACGTTCAAATAAAAGAAGAAAATATTTTGAAAGTTCATAATACTATCTTACCTTTCCGTAGAGATGGTAAGTTTGAATGTTTACCACATCAAACGGAAGGATTGATTAGTGTGGGTGGTGTTGATAAATGGGCAAAAGGTGAAACAACTGCAAGAAATGAACGAAGATACATTTTAGAAATGCAGCAAGGTAAATATAATTGGAAAAACGATGGTATGAATAGTTTAGAATATGAACTAATATCAATCGAAGATATAGGAAATAATTCAGTAATGATAAATTGTAAAGCATAATGGCAAGTTACGAAAAATTTGAATCAGTAAGAGAGCAATTAAATGCAGTAGGGGTGGGATTTTGTTTAGCTAAGTGGATGCAAGTAACAATGCATTTACATATTGGACATAATCATTCATGTCACCATCCAATGACACATCAAATATCCACAACTGAAATAGAAAGAGATCCATCTGCATTACATAATACACGTTATAAAAAGGGAAAACGTAGAGAAATGTTAACCGGTGGTAAACCGGAAGAGTGTGATTATTGTTGGGGAGTAGAAGATAGTTCAAATCAATTTAGTGATAGAACGTTCAAATCATCTGAACCTTGGGCATATCCGCATTTAGAAAAAATAAAAGATATGCATTGGAGAGAAAATATAAATCCATCTTATGTAGAGGTTTCTTTCTCAAATGCATGTAACTTTAAATGTTCATATTGTGCACCACCGTTTTCTACAAAATGGATGGAGGAAATTGAACAACATGGTGGTTATCCAACATCTGATAGTTTTAATGATTTAAAACATTTTACAAGTAGTGGTAGAATTCCCATTCCACAAAACGAATACAATCCATATGTAGAAGCATTTTGGAAATGGTGGCCAGAGTTGTATAATGATTTATATACATTTAGAATAACCGGTGGAGAACCTATGATGCATAAAGATACTATGAAAGTATTAGATTATATCATTGATTCACCAAATCCAAATAAAGAATTATCATTAAGTATTAATTCAAATTTAGGTGTACCGGATAGTTTATATAAAAAGTTCAGAGAAAAATTTAAAATAATTTCTGAAAAAGGTTTAGTAAAAGAATTAATTATTTACACAAGTTGTGATGGATATGGAGCACAAGCCGAATATGGTAGAAGTGGTTTAGTTTATAACCAACTTATGGATAGAATTGATGATTTGTGTGAATATATACCTAGATTGACGGTGGATATTATGAGTACATATAATGTATTATCAGTTCCATCATATAAAAAATTAATTACGGATGTATATTCTTTAAAAGCAAAACATACAAACGCATTAAGATATTATAGACAACCATTATTATTAGATAGTTCGTATTTGAGATACCCAAATCATCAAGCTATTAAAATATTAGATAAAGAATGGTCACAAGAAATTTGGGAACAAGCCCAATTAGTTGAGTTCTATGAAATGTTAAGAGAGGATGTAAATTGTTATGGGTTTAGTGATGTTGAAATTGTTAAAATTAGAAGAATATACGATTATTTTATCTCAATCGATGATGAAGATAGAATGGCACATAGAAAAGATTTTTACAATTTTTTCAACGAACATGATAGAAGGAGAGGAACTGATTTTTGTAAAACTTTTCCTGAATTAGAAGAATTTTTTCACAAATGTAAAGAAATGAAGTAATGGAATTATTTGAATTTAAAGATACTTTTTGTTGTAGTTTATTTACTGAAACTAAATATAATACATCAGTAAAACCAAATTTGTTAGGAACATTGTTTCAAAATGATATTATTATTGAATGTGAGTTTATAGCAAAAAATACAGGAAAAGTACAATGGCTTTTTTCTAAACAAGGAATAGTTAATAGTGGATGTTATATAGATGGTAATAATTTAATATGTACATTGGTATCAACTACAAATAATATGGATTTTTTTACAGAACAAATTCAATTACTATTTGATTTTGAATACAATACACTATGTAAAGTTCAATATCAAATTAATATAGATAAAAATGAACTAATAGTATCAGTAAATGGAACAACAAGAAAAGCATATTTTAGTGGAAAGGTAAGTGATTATTCAAATGTACCATTATGGATTGGAACATCAAATCCATTTTTAGAAAACAAAAATTATTTTAATGGTGTAATATCAAAATTTATAGTTTCAAATAATGAAGGTATAGTTAGTGATTTAGATTTTAGTAATGTAAATAGATTTAAAGTTTGGGATAAAAGTGGTAATGGAAATTATGCATACATTGAAGAGTTTTTAAACAAAAAAATTCAAATAAGATTAAATACAATTATAGCGGGTAGTTCACTAGAAGCAAACGATATTAAAAATATAAAACAAACGTTGATATAATGAAAATATTAATTACAGGTGGAGCAGGATACTTAGGTTCAGTAATAACGGAAAAAATGTTAGATGCAGGACATGAAGTTACGGTATTGGATAATTTATCATTTAAACAAATATCACCACTTCAGTTTACATCAAACCCAAAATATCATTTTATTTATGGTGATGTTAGAAATGAAAAATTATTAAGACACGAAGTTGGTATAAATGATGTTATTATTCCATTAGCAGCTATTGTTGGGTTTCCCGCGTGTAAAGCAGATCCTAAATTAGCATGGGAAGTAAACTATGAACAAATAAAAACAATATTAGATACTATTGGGGATGAACAAATAATTTTATATCCAAACACAAATAGTGGATATGGTATTGGTGAAGGACAAACTGAATGTACGGAAGAATCACCACTTAATCCAATTTCGGTTTATGGTGAAAGTAAATGTGCAGCAGAAAAATTGTTATTAGAATGTAGTTCAGCAATTTGTTTTAGATTAGCAACCGTTTTTGGAACATCAACAAGAATGAGAACCGATTTATTAGTTAATGAATTTGTTTACAAAGCAATGACTGATAAATACATTACGGTATTTGAAAAACATTTTAAAAGAAACTTTATTCATATTCAAGATGTAGCAAATGTTTTTTTATGGGCATTAAACAATTATGAAACAATGAAACATAATGTGTATAACGTAGGGTTGAGTGATGCTAATTTGAGTAAGCAAGAATTATTAGAAAAAATACAACAATATATTCCAGATTTTGCAATTAGTTATTCTGATTTTTATGAAGATCCTGATAAGAGAGATTATATTGTATCAAATGCAAAAATAGAAAAAACAGGATGGAAACCAGAATATAGTTTAGATAATGGTATTAGAGAATTGATGAAAACATATCAGGTTTTAATTCCAAGAATGACATCTGAATTTAGAAATGGATTTCCATTAGGATACGCACAAACTTTTTAATATGGCAGAATTTATATGGGCAAAGCGTGGTGATGAAACATTCCAAGAATATAGAGATAGAGCAATAAACACTATCTCTAATTCATTCTGTGGAGCAAAGTGGTATAATGCAACTATTTGGTTAAATATGGGTCAGACTACATCTTGTCATCATCCACCTGCACATAAAATTCCATTAGAAGAATTAGAAAAATCATACAAAGCATTACACAATACACACTATAAAAAATTAGTTCGTAAAGAAATGTTAGAGGGTATAAGACCAGCAGAATGTGAGTATTGTTGGAAAGTAGAAGATTTAGGACCAGATAAAGTAAGTGATAGAGTTTACAAATCTGTAATATATTCCGATGAAGAATTAATTCAAGCAAAAGAACAATTTGGATATACTAAAGATGTTGATTTAAAAACATTAGAAATTAGTTTTGATGCTAATTGTAACTTTGCATGTTCATATTGTAATGCATCATTTAGTACAACTTGGCAAACGGATATTAAAACAAACGGAGCATATCAGAATTTAGTTACTGATGGTGCACCTGCATTCCACCACGCTGGAGATGATGCAATGTTGTATGGTAAAGATAATAAAGATAATCCATATGTAGAAGCATTTTGGAAATGGTGGGAAGGAGAATTACAACACTCATTAAGAGAACTTAGAGTAACAGGTGGTGAACCTACAATGAGTAAGGATTTTTGGAAGTTAATGAATTGGTGGCAAAATCATAAAGAATGTGAGGTTAGATTTGCAGTAAATTCTAATTTGGGACAAAAGCAAGAATTAGTTGATAGATTGATAGCAGCAACACATAACTTTAAAGAAATTGATATTTACACAAGTGGTGAAAGTGTTGGTAAGCATGCAGAATATATTAGAGATGGTAAAGACTGGAATAGATGGATAACCAATGTTGAAAAGATTTTAAGAGATGGTAATGTAAGAACTATGAATGTAATGATGACAATAAATGCATTATGTTTATTTAGTATTACAGAATTTTTAGATGAAATGAATAAGTTAAGAGAAAAGTATATTAATAAAACACCATTATTAATGACACTTAATATTTTAAGATTTCCATCATTTCAATCAGTTTCAACACTACCTGAAGATATCCGTTTAGAAAGAGCAGAACACCTTCAAAATTGGGTTGAAAACTTTATTAATAGTAAACCTTCATATTACAATGACACGGATTTATGGGGTTTAGCAAATCAAATATATAGATTGTGTGAATATCTTAGAGAAGTAACACAAGGACATAGATTTGCATCTGATTTGAGAAGTAGACAAAAAGATTTTAAATCTTTTTATCAACAATATGATATTCGTAGAAACAAAAATTTTATTGAAACTTTTCCTGAATTAGAAGATTGGTTTGATATTGTGAGAGAAAGTAAAACTGATTATGTGCAAGAAATAAAGAAAGTTAGAGGAGATGAAAACAATCTTTATAAATTAGATTATGAAAAAAGAGCATTAGAGGAAGGAATAGTTACAGATGATTTAGAAAATGAAATTATAAAACATTTAGAAAATGAGTAACAAATGGGATGAGTTTAAAATAACTCCATCAAAAAAATTTGGTATAGAAGTTCCACAATTTCAACCATCTGTATTTAGAGAATATAGAGGTGAGATATTTACAACCTTTCATTCAAAAGAACATCCTGTGATGAACTATGTGAGTAATGGGTGTGAAATACATGGTAGATTTTCTCGTTCATACAAAGGTGTATTGAGAGGATTACATTGGGATAATAAAACGTGGAAATTAGTTCAAGCAGCAGTAGGTGATATCTACTTAGTTGTATTGGATATGAGAAAGGATTCTCCTACTTATGGAGATTGGGAATCATATATTATTTCAGAAAGATTAAGAAATCAGGTATTAGTTCCACCAGGATTTGCAAACGGACACTACGCATTAACCGATTGTATGTTTCATTATAACTTATTTTACAAAGATGGTTATGTAGATGCAGATGAGCAAGGTGTAGTTAAATGGAACGATCCTGAATACCAAATGGAATGGCCAACAAATAATCCAATATTACAAAAAAGAGACAGATGATAAAAAATTTAGAAAAATATCCAGTTGTATCTGAAGCTAGATTTACAAAGGATGAATTAGTTAATTACGAAAGAATGATTGCTGACCATTGGGAAGCAGGTAGAATTAAAGGACCCGTTCATTTAAGTGGTGGTAATGAAGAACAACTTATAGAAATAGGTAAACGAATCAAAGAAACAGATTGGGTATTCTCAACCTGGCGTTCCCATTATCACGCATTAATTAAAGGTGTGTGTCCTGTTTGGTTAGAAGAGGAAATTTTAGCAGGTAGAAGTATTACCATCGTTAGTGAAGAACAAAGATTCTATGCAAGTGCAATCGTTGGTGCAATTATACCAATAGCAACCGGTGTAGCAATGGCAAATAAAAGAGATGGTAAGGATGATAAGGTTTGGTGTTTTATAGGTGATATGGCATTTGAGACCGGTGGATTTTATGAAATGCACAAATATGCAGTTAGATATGATTTACCTATTGTATTTGTTGTTGAAGATAATGGAGTATCAACAAACACACCAACCGAAGCAACTTGGAATGGTGAGAAAAGAGAAATACCATCGGAAAAAGTTATGTGGTATAGTTATGAAAAACAATGGCCGCATTATGGAACAGGTAAATGGGTAATATTTTAATGAAAAAAATAAATTTTATATACGAATATGAAGTAGATGGTGTAATATTTCCTAATGGATTAACCGAAGATGCATACAAAAGTACACTTCAGCAAATAGAATTACACGGAGTTTCTACTAATGAATTCTTTACAAGAGGATTTACAGATCATCATAATGTTATAAACTTATCATCAAAACATAAAGATATAACTTTTAATATTTTTTATACAAGAACTATTAGAGAAAATATATTAGAAAGTTTTACAAAAATAAATGATAAACAATATACATTTGAATACGAAGGAGAAGCCTTTGAAATAAATCTTGTTCCATTTAATCGTATAAATTCAAATGAAAGAAACTTTTATCCTATAAACTTATTTGGAAATGAAGATTTTTTATTTCAAACCCCATCAATAACGGTAAAAGATGTAGTAGAAACACAATCAAATCGAAGACCATTATTAAATTTAAATTCAGAAATTATACGAGCAACCAGCTTAGGACATTTAGATATAATAATTTCAACATTTCATGAAGGTGGTGTTCATTATGAATCTTTTTTTGAAAAAATTTATAATAGTTGTAAAGAATTAGATATAAATCCAAAACAAATACATTATGCAAATGCAGACCATAATGTGAATTTAAAACATGATTTGTGGTGTAAAGAACATAATATTACTGAAAAAATTAATTGTAATTTTGTAGATTATTTATTTAGTTTAGCATGTAGTGCGTATTCACACAATCCATATGATGGTGATGTGTTAAATTATGAAGGAGAAAGAGAAAAAAACTTTTTAATGTTCAATCGTTCAGTATTCAAAGATCATAGATTTTGGTATTTAGCAGAATTAGAAAAAAATGGTGTATTAGATGATTGTTTATATTCAATGATATTTCCATATGATAGAGAAATTGAAAGAGGACAAGATGGTTATAGAGGATTTCCTACATTTACTACTGAACAAGAGTTTCAGGATAATATGAAATGGATGCAGGCAATAAAAGATAAGGGAGTTATTAAAATTGATAATATAGATACTTTTGATGATTCTACTTATTATGCAAATGGAAAGAGAGTTCATT